TTATAAGAGTTTACAATCGTTATACCACCCATCAACATATCCTTAGGCATTACATCAATGTCTATGCCTTTAGGAGCTAGAGTCAATTTGGTGTTCAACAAATCGCCATTGCAAGAAACCCTGTGGTCTTCTTTAAGCAATTCGAAGTTAGGCAGTTCGCCTAGGACAACTTTTTCAACCTTATTAATCAACTTAACGTGACCGATAGGTGAATACGACTTAGTAGCTTCTGGTATTCTAACCATTTTTAAGTCGTTCCTGTTAACATTATGATGTCCTCTTGAGTTTAAGAATGTGTTATTCATTTCGCTTTTTTCCTTTTTGTTTGTTGTTATTAAAAAATTATTGTTTTTTTCTGTATTTTTAAAATTCATTGTTGTTCGCATAACTGAAATTACAACGAATAAATTTAATAACCAAACTGTTTTTTAACTGTTAAAATAGTGTTGTTTGAGCCAAGTTTGTCATACCTTCACTACTGCCTGACATAATAAACTCTACTATTTCATTTGCTTCTTGTTCTGTGTTATTCAATTTTAGAAAATGATTGTGATTATTGATTATATTGCTGACCGCTGTTTTTCTGCTATTAAGCCATTTTTCATTTTGTTTATCTTTTCTTTTGATGTGCCTTTGTTTTTTGATTTCCTCATCGCATTTGATTACAACTATTCTAAAATCAACATTGTTTTTTATAATTTCAAATAATGAAGATTTAAATAACCTGTCACCTTCAAATATAATATGTTCAAGATTATTCCTGGTGGCTTCTAATTTAACGTATTGAATAACTTCTGGCTGCACCGCCATGCTCAATTTATCAGTACCTGGAAATATATCTTGAGAATCCCCGTAAATACCCAACACGCTTATTTTGTCATTTTTGACGCCATTGACCAATTTACCCCATTTGAATGAATATGTTAAATTGTTTTCACTAATTATTTTTTTAACTATGTAAGATTTTCCAGTAGCTGGTTCACCTCCTATAGCAGTAACCCTAAGCAAGTTCAGCCTCCAATTCTTTTTTAATTACATCCGTAACTTTTTTATTTACACCATTAGGTCTGTATATAACTTCAACAACTTCAGGTTCTCTGGTTTCATATTTTGAGAACCTGTCTTTTATATCTACTTTTAACTCTTTTACGGTGTCGCCCATAGCACATACGTAGCCGAACCCATTTTCTGTTTCATATTTTATTTCAGCATGAAACTCGAAATCGTGATTCACATTTAATTGTTCATTTTCATTTCCCATACTATTTCCTCCATTATTAAATTTATTTGCACTATCGCTTTTATTATTTCTCTATAAGTAAATTCATCTCCCCCTGCCCTAATGCAAAGTTCATTAAATTCTTCATAGCTACATATTTTTATTATTTTTTCTTCTTCAATCATCTATTCTAGGGTATTTTACATCACAATCTTTACACACCCATATTGAACCTGCTCCCTGCCCATCTTGTTTTGATATGACAGTCACTTCCGTATCACAAAGTTCACATATCAACCTGTCATTTCTTGTTTCTTTTTCCATTAAAAAACCTCCATTTGTTTGTTCACCTGGCAAGTTGATTTATAAATATTCTTAAAACACTTCCAATTATAATCCATCATAACTACTGTGCCAGTTTCCCTAAACCAATTTTGTTTTAATGGCTTCAATCCTGCATCCCAGCTATTATCTTCCAACCTAAGTTCTTCAGGCAAATACCTATTTCTAATAGACCAAAATATTTCAAACTCTTTTCCCCACTGCTTTTCAGCGTGTCTTATTCTGTCAACAAACATATCATTATAAACATTCGGGTACCTTCTGTTTTTCCTAAACCAAGATTTATAAGTGCATAACGTGGATTCTAATGTAAAATAATTAACGTCACCAATAAATGGTCTCCCTTCCCACCTGACTTGAAACCCTCTCAACAAATCAGCTGAAAATTCTTTTAAGTATTCGATTAGTTCTGGAGTGTGCATTTTAGAATGGTAATCAGAATTACTTTTATGCATATCCCAATCATCTCTACCGAGAACTTTACACAATCCGTTTCTATGGCTTTGGCTCCCATTAATATCTTCTAAAAATAAATTATTACACCTTATAGGTAATCCAACTATTTTTAAATATTCAAGATAACTAAAAGTACTTAACCTGCCAAACATAAAAAATCTATCCATGACTTCTCCCCATAAAGTCACAAAATTTTCATCTATTAAACCAGAGGTGCAATCATAAAAATAATTGACCTGGCTTTTACCCACGATTTCTTTGTAATTTTTGACCATCTTAACCAGGTGACCTTTTTGGTACCTCCTGTCCGTATCATAACCCAACTTACGCCAATTAACTGCATGCCATTTTTCCAGTTTATCAATTAAATTATTTTCATCAAAATTAGGAAAATGTTTATATATTATATAACTAGTGCAAAGGTTTTGAGTTACTCCGTTTAAATAAGCCAACCATAATTTTTGTTCCATGTCCATATTTAATTCGTCAAATAAAAAAGGGAATAAATAATAAACACAACCTGGGTGACTTTTATATTCTAAATGAAATTCATAAAACCTCGTAAACACTTCTTTCCTGTATTGCGGCAACCTGAAATCATCTCCTACTTTTAAATTCCAAACTGGTTGAATATTATTTATTTCACAATAACTACGCAAATCTAATTTGTCCGTTATCACTTTTTTCCTCCCACTCATTTTTAATTACATTAGGCTCTACTGGAAAATTGCCCAACTCTCTTCTAAAATATTCCATTTCTGTTAAATAAGGTTTTGAACCCACTATCCAAAATAATGTATTTTCATTAGCTAAATGCGGTAATTTATCTCTCAAATAGGTCATAACTTTGCCTTCATAAGTCGGGTGCAATTCTATTCCCTCAAAATCATACTTCATTTGCTGTTGATAATCTACGTACCCAGTTGAATGTAAATCATAATAATATAAATCGTAAGAATCTTCACCAATTTCTGATTTAAAAATATCATTATTAAATTTTTTGGTATAATTAAGTGTGTTTATTTTACTATTTTCTTTGATTAATTTCAACCTTTCATATATAAACCTTATTTTACTGGGACCGATGCCAACTAAATGCACATTTAATTTCTTTAGCGGTCTGTATTTTGCTAAACCGTATAAAATAGAAATCGTGCTATTGCAACTACCAGAAGGAATTACTAAATCAGTAATATGTTTAGGTATGTTTTGAACTTGATTTCCGCTCAGGTTGTGGAATTCAATTATTTTATTTATTTTTTCTTCAGGGTCGACCGCTATTCCATAATTAAGTTCATAATAATTTTTATATTCCCCAGCTTTTAATTGTTTTACTTTCCTTTGCAAACAAGGATTATAAGCAACTTTAATAAAATAAAATTCAGCATCAAACCAAGTTGCCATTTTTACCATTTCTTTTTTCATACAAACATCAGGTCTCGTAGCACCTATCACATGCATCGATTTCAGTCCGTAGTGTATTGCTACAGCAGAACCCATAGGTAACTGGGGAGATAAAACACTCGCACCCGATATAACACCTTCTATTCCTCCGTTTCTAACATAATCATTAGTGAGCCATATACACTGTCTTAACTTTGCTCCGTTTATACCCGCATAACCTAAAGGTGCAAAATAATCTTCTCTTTTTAAATACATATCTTCCCAAAAATGCACTGGTGTCATTTTATATAAATAATCTTCCCATTTTACCCTGTTTCTATTTAAACTGCACTCATCAAATATTGTGTCTCTCATTACACTTTACCTATAAATTTTTGAGCAACTACTCTTTGGTTTTTTTGTATTCTTTTCAGTTCCTGGTCAGGACTTAAACATTTCCACATATTTTCCCTATAATACATTACGAATGAAAGCCTGATTGCATCTTCTGATTTTTTTATTATTTCTGTGTTCCCATGAACTTGGTGTACGTCCACTAAAAGCAAATCATTGGTATTTAAATTAATAGCTATTCCATACCTTGGTAAAACAAACAAAACTGGCTCCATGTCTTTCATATAAGCCACCAAGTTGCCAAACCCTTTAGCATAATCTCCCTGGTCTGTGTGATAAGCGGTTCTATAATCTTTATTTACAGTCACAGTTGTGAATGCAGTGTCGCCTATTCTATAATTGGGGTCAGTAGCCATAATCATTTCTTTTTGTTTTTTATATCTGTAAGGTACATATTTCTTAAATCCCGCATCTACAGTTTCCATTAACTTCATTCCCTGCTTAAAATTTTCAGGGTTTTGTATATTGTAAGCTGTCCTCCTGCAAAAATCAAAATGTGCACCTCTGTCAAAATAACCGATTATACCGCTTAAATCTTTCACCTGTTCATTGGTGCCAGGTATGTAAACTTGCGTTGTTTTCGATATTGTTCCGTCTTTTAGAACCCTGTTCTTACGCTCACCACCGCTGGAAGCACCCCTGTTGTTAGTCGGCTGGGCAGCATTTTTTAAAGCGTGGTATGCATCTTCTAATATTTGCGGTTCTATATAATTTTTTATAAACACGAAAAGAGGTTGTCCAGTTTTTGTGTACGCTTCGCAATCATAATCTATAATCGTGTCATAATCGCTGTCTTTTGAAAAAGTCCAAACCAGGTTTTTAGTTTCTGCTTCGCTTAGTTTATAATCTGCTATTAATTTCTTCATATTTTTCCTTTACTATTTGTTTAAGCAATTCAGCGTAAACTTCATATTTTTTAGAATCACATAATTCTTCTAACATTTTTATCATTTCTGCTTTTTCACCCCTGTCAAAAGCTATCTGCAAATACTCTGTATCAGTTTCTATTATCTCACCATCTTTTTCAGGCGGTGCCATGTCAAATAAAAATAGCTCTTCTTCCATTATTTCTCCATAAACATTTTCTGCATTTGTAAACATACGTCTAGCAATTTATCAACTTTTAAATCTAAATGTTTTGATCTACAATTCTTATAGTGATTTAAAACTTCTATCAAAATATTTATTTCGCTAACATGGTCGATTTTAATTACCTTAGTTTTCACGATGCTATTTTATCTATTTCTTTATCTAGTTCAGACATCGTTAATTCGCCATGGTAATATTTTAAACCTAAATCCCATAATTTTGAAATAGAACCTTCTGGCATGATTTCTTTTTTAGTTTGATAGTGGGCTTTATCGACTTTGTCCATCCTGTTTTTATTTAATATACTTTCAATTATGACCAACTTGGGCAACCTACCTGCCATTTGACCATTCGGCAAATCACAACTGAAAACTATATCTTTCCAAGATTTTTTTACGGTTTCTTCAGTGTGCTTCATCAAAACAGAACAAAACTGATTAAATAATAACTGATTATTACCTCTTATTTCTAAGGTGTTTAACAAATCATTTACGTAATGCTGAGCCACCTGTGAACTGCATTTCTTTTCGCTCATCTTTTTCCTTTCCTTTTATATTCCATTCTTTAATATTAGCAAACCATTTTTTTATTCGCAAGTGGGTATTGAATGTTTCTTGCATTTCGAATTTCATTTTAGTGTTAGAGCGATTAGGTTCTGCCCAATACTCAATGAACTCTTCTATATGTTTTTCGTACATTTCCTCATCTTTATATAAGAACCTATCAGTCTGCACGTATTTCCAAATTTCTCTTTCCCATTTATCCTTTCTCTTAACTATATCTTTTTCTTTATCTTTATCTTTAGGGGTTATAGCAACCCTATTAATATAGTTATGTAAATCCTTTTCTTCCAACCTTTTTATTACCGATAAATGTGGTTTTGAGTTTTCTTTCAATATACCATATTGATAATCTACAAATGATGGTATAAAATATTGGTCATCATCTATGGGTATCATTTTTAATTTGATTTGCTCAGGTAATTCCTCATATTCACCAATGTGATAACCTATAAAAAATGAGGCGGCTTCCCAATCTCCATCAAGAATACCTGCGTGGTCACATTTAGTTAATATATAAATCCATAATAATTTACCATCTGGTGATAACTTTCTATACCAAGATTTATCCCATATTTTAGTGTCTATAAATCGCTTAGCCATTATTGTTTTTCTCCTTGCATTTTGGGCATTTTGTTTTTTCTTTTCCGATTATTGGTATATGGTTTTTTGGGAAATACTCAAAGTCTCTTATGTACATTTTCCTATTTTTTTTCCAGGTAAGTTCACAAGATGGACAATATTTAATTTGGTCATCTATGCGATGGTGTAACCTTTCGTATTTAGACGACTTCTTTTTCTTATCTATTGAACTTTTTGTTTCCCAGCCGACCTTGGTCGCCTCCAATATGTATTCAATCATCGATTGTTTTTTCATATTTCCGCAATTTTTCTTTTAACTCCATTATGGTGCTAATCAAGTATAAAAAGTCTTGAATTGAGAACCATGTATACCAACTGCCTTTGAACTTAGCTATTAACAAACCAGTCTTCCCAACTGGGCAGTCATTTTCAATTTGCTTCATCCAAAGAGGTATTTGTAAAGAGTTTGTGTTTTTGATTTCAATGTGGAATTCGTATAAAGGATTATCATTATTAATATCGATAATATCCCCTTTAATACTGAGACCGCCAGAATTAGGAGTACGCCTAAAGTTAGTCCCAAGATACTTATTGATAATCTTAACCACTTCAAGTTCGCCTCTCTTTCCTTTGGCTTGACTGTTAATCATTAAACAGTTCCTCCTCTTTTATAATCTCTTGAACCATTTCCTGATGTATTTTTCTCACTGCGTATGTATTAGCTTTTAAATGGTCTACGCTGTCTCCCCAGTTGGCTGCAATTTTCATAGATGCGAATATTTCTATCTTTATATCAGTTTCATTTTTAGCAGCAGCCATTTGTTTGTGCAGTGGGTCTGAATTTCCAACCGCTTTAACATCCCAATCGTGCTTCCAATGTTCAGGTGTTTCATCGTTATCCGTGACCTCCATAATGCTTCCTTCAGAATAGCGATTGAACTCATCCCAAAGTCCCCTATCTATAAAAGCAGTGTAGAGTGTGTCATTATAATATAAATTATAAGCATACCAAGGTCTTTTACTACCATCTTCCCTTTGACTTTCTCCGTTAAATCCGTCTTTGATTGTGATTTTATATTTTTTCCCTTTTTCAAATTCCATTGTTGGATTTCTGTCTGCCATGTTATATACTCCTTATTATTATGTTATATAAAAATCTAATTACTAAAGCTACACCCGCAATAAGTATGTAGGCTAAAGCAATGTTTTCCAAGTTATTTAAAAATCTATCTATCCGATCCATGTTTACTCCTCTGATATGTGTTGAGGGGTGCAAGGAAAGCGAAATCCGATATGCATACATGACGTTAAGTTGCTCACGAAAAACCTCACACCCCATAATAATTAAGCGTCTAACCAAGCTCTGTATTCTTTAGCATCTTCGCTAAACATGCTAAGTTGGTTTTTGTTGCCCTCCGCATTGGTGCATTTGTATTCTGCGTACCTGCTGGTTTGACCTTGAGAATTGGTGTAAGACTTTTTTGTTGTCTCAAACCTCATTCCCTGTTTTTTCAAATTGCACACTACTGCCGCCAACCTAGTGCAATTGAACTTTTCAATAGCTTCCCAACTGGTAAGTGAATTACCATTTTGGAAATGCTTTTTTATTTTTGCTGTTTTTGTCATTACACCTCCTTGATTTGTTTTTCCAATTTGTCAATTAATTCTTCTAATTCTTTTATAATTCTTAAATTTTCTTCCAGTAGTTCATTTATTGATTTATCCATTTTACGACTCCTCATAGATTGAAAATTCATCTACTATTTTTTTATCCATTTTTAAATCGACCTGCTCAAAAGCATCCATCTCTGTAATTATTTTATCCAACCTAATGCTAATAGCGTCTAATTCAGCCCTAGCAACCTTGTATTCGCTTAAATCTTCTGATTCCGTGTGAACTTGTAGGCTCCTAATAAAGCTAGATAATTTAAGGTATTCATCCTTTAGCTTTTGATATTCAATGATGCTAGGTGAGGCAATCATATTTTTTCTACCTCTAAATTCATTATGTATTGATTTTCTTCTTGAAATTGCAAGTGCTCTCCACAACAAGGTATTTTTTTTATTCTGTTGCCGTAAGGCTTTCTTTTATAATCCCAATCCCACCTCGCAAAATCAAAACTGATTTTAGCTACTGCTTTATTATTACATTTACCCAAAGTTAAAAAGTTTCTGTGTTCACATTTCATTTTATTCCCTTTTCGCTTTTTTAGTATTTTGTTATATAACAACTTTTTAATAATAATAATTTGAATCCAGGCGTAACTCTATTGCACCATTCTGAATTGACTTGTATTTTTTCATTACGGTAATAATTTAAATAAGATGCCACGTAATTATTTAAACCTGA